AGAAATGGAAATGATTACCCGAAGATATTTTGGGGTAAATAAATCCATTGGTGACGAGAAAAAAGAAATTTATAAGTCACAACTTGCAGCATTAGATGCTACGGATAGACAAAACAAACTCCAAGATGAGTTAGATAGAAAAGTGAAGGGTGCGTCAAAATTTATAACAGGACCATTTGAAACTTTACATGGTTTATTAGAATCCATGCCTATGGGTTCATTGATAGCCCCAATAATTGGTGTCGATAGAGCCATGGAAGATTTTGTCGAAACCACAAGAGAAGGATTAGTTGCCGCAATGGATCCTAACAATGTTAAAACATTTGATGAAGCAATATCAGAAATAGGAACGAGTGGTATGACAGCCATTAATGGTATTGTTGACGGATTTACATCTCTTGGAAAGGCAGTATTAGCCAACCCAATGTTTGCTTTTGTAGTTGCTATGGTAGCAGCTGGTACAGCACTTTCCGCAATGTATGATGGTATATTGGAGACTCGTAAAGAATTAGGTGTATCATTCGGTAACGCCGCCAAACTACAATCCACAATAAATCTAACCGCTATGCAGTTTAAGTTATTAGGAGTTACTGGTGAAGATGTAAAGGGAATAACCGATGGTATTAGACAGAACTTAGGTGGAACCACACAACCATCGGCAGATTTAGTAAAAGGATTTACAAGTTTAGTAGCCACTACAGGAATTAGTGGTGAGAATGTAACCAAGTTAGCCACTCAAATGATGGCAGTTGGGGCAAGTAGTCAAGAAGCCGCGATGTCACAGATTGAATCAGTTGCCGCACTTGCAAGAGCTAACGATGTGGCACCAGGTGATATTCTAAATGACATAGCAAGTGATAGTGATTTATTCGCTGGTTTCGCACAAGATGGTGGAAGAAACCTAGCTATGGCCGCCATAACAGCAAAGAAACTCGGTTTAGAAATGGCAACCGTAAGTAAGATTACGGATAGTCTATTAAATTTCGAAGAATCTGTAAACGCACAGATGGAAGCTCAGATGTTAACGGGTAGAAATATAAATACCGATAAAGCTCGTGAATTGGCACTTTCAGGTGATTTAGATGGTATGCAAAGAGAGATTACCTCACAGATAGGTAGTCAAGCTGATTTTGAAGCTATGAATGTTGTACAGAGGAGAGCATTAGCAGACGCTTTTGGTGTTAGTGTTGGTGAATTAGGTAAGATGATTACCAACCAAGATAAAATCAATAACATGACCGAAGGTGAGAAAAAATCAAGAGATATGATAGCAGGGATACTAAAGTTTATCGGTGGGTCAATGGCAAGTCTTTTGTCTTTAGCAAAGGCTATGATACCAGCATTCGTTGGATTGGGAATAGCCATAGCTGTAGCATTTTATCCTGTAACCTTAACCATAGCTGGATTTGTAGCACTTGGTAAGCTAGTTGAGGTGATTAATAAACATTTTGAATTTGGAGGAGTATTATTAGGTTCACTTGTTGCACTAGCTACTTTATTCGCACTAAAAATGAAATTAGCTGGTACAAATATCGGTGGTGGTCTTATGAAATCACTTGGTGGTGTGAAAGATAAATTAAAAAGTGCAGTAAGTGGTGGTGGTGGAGCCGCTGGTGCCGCAAAAGGTGGTGGAGTTGGTCAAGCTTTAGCAAAAGGTGGAAAAGGAATGGGTGCTGGATTATCAGGATTAGCCAAAGGAATGGGAGCCTTTTCAAATCCTAAAGTTATGCTTGGAATGGCAGCTATAACCCTACAATTAATTGGTATGGGATTTGCACTTAAACTCGCCGCACCTGGTATCAGAGCTTTCGGAGAAGCCATATCGAGTATAGTTAAATCTGTAGTACCTGCCATCAAGGCTATTGGATTTGTAATGGGAATTATGATTAAATCTATTGCAAAGGGTATATCAACAATTATAGGAGCAATCGGAGATTTTGCAGTCAAGTTGATGACAGTAGCCAGTCCAACTGTAGCATTAGGATTATTCGCTACGGCCGCAGGATTTACCGCACTTGCAGGTTCAATGACACTATTCGCAGGAGCTGGATTACTTGCATTACCAGCACTTCTCGCTCTTACAGCATTCAACGCAGTAAGTGGAGCTGGTGGTGGTGGAGAAGAGGATAATAAAGTAGAACAATTATTAACAGAACAAAATCAAAAGTTGGATATGATGAATAATCAATTAAAAACAATCAAATCCAACACTAAGAGAGGAGCCGATGAAGCTAAAGGATTTAGTGACTTGGTAACATTTGCATAATGGCACTTAAAGATTTAATAACAGATTTATCAAACTTCAGATATACCGATTATGGTAGTGCTGGAAGTGTACAATCACAGGTTGAGGGTAGACATGGAACAATTGATGCTCCTATTGATAATTCAGATTTTGATAATGGAGTTGGTTTCGGAGTAGACCCAAATTCCTCACCACAATCCTTCAATGTTCGTGGATACACGATAAGTGGTGATAAAAGATTTATAGTAAATTATGGTGGTGACATAGTTGGAAGTGAAGGTTCGATTTACGGAATGGGAGAATTTAATTCCATATTAACTCCATTCGACCACACACAGATGAGAGATACCTCAAGGTCTGTATATAATCAATATAGTAGTGTATCTTTCGGTGATTCAAGACATACCTCTGATGGTGATATCATTGGTGCAATAGGTGGTGGAGTTTCATACTATGGAAATTTATTACCAATCACACCACGAGCTTCACTATATGGAGATGATATCGGTGGATTCCGAGTACCATTACAAGGTGGAAATACAAATCCACCAGGTACAGAAAGTAATATTGTTGGTTTTGATGGAATACAAACAACATTCAATATTCCACAGATAGTATTGACAGGACCTTTTGATGATTCCTACCAATCAAATTTAAACACCGAACCAATCGTACCTAACGCACATGGGAGTGATTTTTTCTCACCATTGACAAATTATACAAGTCAGTTTTCAATAGGAGATTTAAGGACAGATATAGAAAGTGGATTTAGTAGAAGTGGGATGTATACCGTACCTGATGGAGCTAGTTTAGTTGAACCGAGTGAAATAATATTTAAACAATTTACTCGTGGTGATTCATCATTAAAAAGAGTTACATTAACATCACCTAATTTCAGTCCTTTTGTATTTGGAACTGGTATACCATATGTAATACCACAACATAACTCAACAGGACCTACTCAGTTTACAATAGGTGCATTTAGTGATGACCCATTGATAGAAGATTTACATGGTAGTGATTTTATGACTCGACCATCTTATACGAGTCAAATAGGTACGGATACTGCAACACATAAAGTTAGTATGATTACCCTAACAGGACCCACAACCGATACTTATCAAACAACAATAAATTTAGATAGAGTGGCAACAGGAGCACACGGAAGTGATTTTCAAACCACACCAATAGAAGCGTTTAGTAGTAGGTTTGCAAATGATGATGGATTCCTTATGAATTCTGTATTTGATTCAGGATTTAGTACGGATGATTTTTATGTGGATTCCTCAAACAGAGGTCCTACAGATTCAGGTACATTTAAAACTTTTACAAAAGGTGAAACCTCATTAAAAACAATCGATTTAGATTCACCAAATGTAGATCCTGATGGAAATAATTTCTACACATTTCCTGATAGAAAACCTTATAATTTTGACGCCAGAGACAATACAATATTTGGTTTTGACCAACCATTTATACTGAAGGATATTGGAGACAAATGGGGTCCTAATATAGATTCAACATTAGATGAGGGATTATTTAGAGGTGGTGCTGTTACATCAGTAGCAAGAACCTTGGGAGATGTTTCAAGAATTGCCAAATTTATATTAACACCAAAAGGTATAATGTTTGGATTGAAACAGGCTGGTTTACAACTACTGAATCCAAGAGCTGAAACAAGAATTTGGAACCCATTGTCACTTGGTTCACTTGCACCGATAGTTCATATAGATAGACATTTAGGTGGTGAAACTTACTTAGATGCCATTGGTGGTTCAGATGGTGAGGATTCAATACTAACAGGATACGGAAATGCCGTAACATCAACTCCAGCATTACAAGGTGGTAAGATAGCATTTCAAACTGCTAGACGAATTACATTAGCCCATACTTTAGCAATGGTACCAGGATCTGGTGGTAAGGTATCGATTGGAGCTCTACCTGAAATAGGATTTGATTTAACTGCAGGTGGAAGTGGAAATATAAACGCATTTTCAAGAAATATAGTTGGAGTTGACAAGTACAATAGAACTAAACCATATACCCTAATAGATGGAACATCAACATTACCAGCAAGAAATCCTGAAGCTGGATATAAATCAGGTATATTGGCTAGTAGATATGCTGGTTCACCGCTCACGGAAATGTTTATTACCGAAGATGGTATTAGACAAGCTGGTTCTAATATTGATTTTCCATCAAAGGCAATTACAGATAATGTTTTAAGAGCTGAAAGATTCGATGGTAATTTAGATGATATTGATAGTCCTTATTTTGGTAATAGTAATACCAATAGTAATTTTGGTGTAGATTCAGACACCAATAAAGTTGATGTTTTAAGAACTGTTAATTTTGTAAATATTGGTAATCCATTAAATCCGATTCACAACAGATTGACTCCAGCTGATAAGGTTGGACAACTTGACTTTACACAACAATTAATATATGACCCATTATCTGAGGATTATCCTTCACAACTAAGATTGGCAAAGGAAGGGGTTTACATAGGTGATTATCATGGACCTGATAGTGACGATGAACTCTCACCATATTATAGTGGTCGAGGTAATTATCAATCTTTCCCATCTTTAGAAAGAACTAATGCTAGAATTGTTGGTGGTGGAGATGAATTATATGCACAAATAGGAAGGTCAGGAGGATTACCTGATAGTATAAATTACAACAAAGCCTATTTTCATGTTTTCGGAGACCAAAATAATCCGATTGTTTCGATATCAACAGGACATCCACCGACTCTCCAAGATAGGTCAATCTTTAGAGATAATTTCTTTGTTATTGATACAGATTTAAGTCCTAATTCAAATGAAGTATTGTATTATGGTAAAAATACATTCATGAGAGGAGAGGGTAGAAAATACGAAGATGAAGTTGGTAAGGATGATAGAAAACCAGGATTTATCAATCTTGGATTAAGTTCTCCATCGGTTAGAAAAAATAATATTAATCAATCCAACCAAGCACACATGGTGGCCGCAACCACACCTATTGGAAACGCTGTTTGGGATCCTGAGTTAGTTGCTAGTGGAGAGATTGACCCAAATAACCCACCAACACAAGGATTGTATAAACTTGGTAACAACATACATCAACCAAGACAAGGTGAGGATAGGACTAAGAAAGGTATTCCAACAAGAAATACGAAACCTGATGAAGGCCCGATACAGAGACCATATAAGGTAGCAAACGATAAAAAGGATTCGGAAGGACCTACCTATTCAGATGTCAAAAGAAATAGAGATAATCCAAATGCACCAGGTAGTCATTATAGTTTATCAGATGGAGAAAAGGGAGACCCACAGATACGAATCACCCAAACTTGGATTGATAAAAATAGATACCCATATGATTATTCCCAACCGATAAAATTACAAGAGTTTCCATTAAAAAATAAAGATGTAAATGCTGAGGGTACAAACTCAGGTCCTGAATTACAAGCTCTTTCATTTCTTTCACCTGAAAAAGGTGATGTGGGTAACCTTTATGGATTACCAACGAGAGAAAAATTTGGTAATCTTGGTGATAGATATCAAGATTTGATGCAAAAAGATGATTTTCCAAATAAGATAGTAATAAAACAATCAAAGGATAATCCAAATGAATTAATTCTACCAAGAATAGCATCAAATTCAGATGAACCAGAGTTAAAAATTGTAGATGGTAGTAGTGATACCAAAAAGGTATTTGAAACTGAAAAAACAAACAAATTCAAGGATAATCCTCTTATCAAAGGGGCAGGAGACGATTTAAGTCAAAAGAATACTATTAGTGGTAATGCAATTAATAGATATAAAACATTGGCATATGGTGATTTACCATCTACATCTGAGGGTGCTGAAGGTACATTGGCTAACAGATATGATGAAAGAAGTAAGGTTTCTACCCAAGATAATCCAAATCAACCTGTAAAACCTTTATTAGATAGAAAATCGCCCAATGTTCCTGATAATTTGATTAGATTCGAAAATAAAGATGGTATTGGATTTATAAAAATTTATAATAATGACATTAAAGGTGATACGAGAGATAAATATGATAAAATAAACATGACTCAATATGGTAAAGACACAAATGAAGACTATATTAAATTTAAATTTTTTGATGAGGTCAATAAGAAACACATAATCTTTCCAGCAACACTCAAGGGACTGAACGATACTTTTTCACCTGATTACGCAAGTGAAAGATATATTGGAAGACCCGACCAAGTATGGGTATATCAAGGAACCAACAGAGAAATATCATTTGATTTCTCAATTGCAGCAATGTCAAGACAACAATTATTGGTTGTTTGGGAAAAGATAAATTACTTGACTGGTTTAACATATCCAAATTGGGTCACACAAGGAAACACAACAAGAATGCAGGCACCATTTATTAGTTTGACAATCGGTGATATGTACAATAGGATGCCAGGTTATTTAAATGGACTCACATATGATGTCGAAGATAACGCAACTTGGGATACCGAAGAGGGTTACCAATTACCTAAGATTGTCAATGTTAATTGTACATTTACACATATTGGTAAACATCCTTTAGCTAATAGAGGTATACATTATGATACACCTTGGACAAGACCACTTGCTAGACAAAATGGAAATGATGGTACAAGTGGATATACAAATTTACCGAGGTCATCCGATAATAAAGACTTAAGTTTAATTCTTGGGGATAATTAATGAGTAGGTATAAAGAAACACAAGTAAAAATCGACAAGGATACGGGTAATAGGGTTTATGGGTTGACCATATATCCAAGAGTACCGATTCAAGATGGAGACTTGTTCGTCACACCAACCGAAGGTGATAGATTAGAGAATTTGGCATATCGTTATTATGAAGATACATCTTTATGGTGGGTAATTGCAGAGGCAAACAATTTAAGAGAAGGAAGATTCGCTTTGAATCCAAACGAAGAATTAAGAATTCCTATTAACCTAGCACCAATTTTATTGGAGTTCCGTGAATTAAATTCAGGTGGTAGTCCAGCGACTGGTGGAGGCGGTGGTGGTTATTAATGATAAATTTATTACCAATAAATAAAAAAGTAAGAAAAACCTTAGTAAAAAGAGAAATGGCCGTATCTCGTCTCAGTTCAAATGGACGAGATATATTAGAACCACAATCTGAAGATACACTAAATATAATTTCAGATGAAACTATGAAATCCTTATGGGTTAAGATGTTTAGTGTTGCAGAAATCGGTGAAAGAGAATACAGAGCTCGTTTATATGGTGGTGAGGTATTTTCCGAAGGTGGAAGTTATCATGAATCAGCTGGTTATTCAAATATATATGGTCGAAGAAGTGTTTATGATGCTCTTGGAGCCTTAGATGTAAAACCAAATGAATTAAACCGACCAATACCTGGTATTATAGATTTTACCTGTCAGTACAAAGGTGGACTATTTGCCATAAGAGAATCAACCATCAACTGGGTAGCTTGGGATTTAGATGATTTGGAAAGATTAATCCCTCACTTTGCTTCACCTGGTAAAGGTGTGTTATTGGAGTGGGGTTATCAAAGCTCATTTAAAAATACCGTAGCTGATAATATTTCGGAAGAAGAAATGAAAGATGGTAAGGCATACACTCGTATTAATGAAATGGTTTTAGAGAGTGGTGGTACATACGATGGAATGTGTGGGGTGATATCTAATTTTGAATGGTCATTAAGAGATGATGGTGGATTCGATGTTCAGACCACAATTGTATCTCGTGGTGTCAATGTATTGAGTAAACAATTAGACCAACCTGATGCTCCTTTAGCCACAACAATCAAGGGAGAAGATGGTAAAGATATTGAAAAATTTGAAGTATCACCAACATTACCTGAATTTATATCCGCACTAAGAGAACAAATAATTACATTGAGTGTTGGTGGATTAGGAGCTATTGGTGGAGAAGGTGATAAAAGTAGGGAACCATCGAATTGGGCAGATGACGATTGGAATCCATCAACAAATAAACAACCACCTGGTGTAGCTTACTTTCGTGGAGATAGTTGGTTCAATACAGAAAAAAATGTCGGCCCCTATATTACTTGGGGATGGATGGAAGATAACATTTTAAATAAGTGGTGTGCTAAATTAAGTGAAGATGGTAAAATCACCAATCAATTTAGAAGTATCGAACCAGTTCCATCCAAAGAAGGCGATGGTTCATTTTTAAAAGATGGTGGTGGTTCCACTAACAATATTGAAGAGGCAGTATTTCAATCTGTCGTAATTGGTAACAATGAGTTTTTAATGACACCACATTTGGATAGGTGGGTTCTACCAGGTCAATTTCCATTCAATGAAGACATAGACCCACTTGAGAAAAACACATTCAACTTAACAAAAGAAGAAATGATAGCAAGGGCAGCTTCATATTTCAACAATGGTACAAATTACCATCGTTTCTCAGTCGAAAAGGGTAATAAAGGTGCTGGTGGATATTTGAGAAATATTTTGATACATTGTGATATAATAGAAGACTCATTCAAGGAAGCAAAAACATTACAACAAGGGTTACAAAGACTATTTGATGAGATTAATCGTGATGTAAATGGATTTTGGAGTTTTCAAGTTGTCAATGACCCATTTATACCTGGTAACATCAAAGTTATCGATACTAAAGCAACATTAAAGGAACCATCCCAATACATCAAAGACAGAAAGCAAGATATACAGGCTGGAAAACCAAAGGAATTGACCGAGATGTTTGTTTTTGACACATGGGGAGAGAAAAGTATTGTGAAGTCACAAACCTTGTCTGTTAAACTTCCGAGTTCTTTTGCGGTAACTGCCATGTATGCTGGAATATCCAATCCAAATTCAGATAATTCTCAAGGTGATGGTGATGCGGTTGCTACTGGTAAAATGCATGGTGCCGAATCCACAGATTTGTCTCAGAAAAAAGTTTACGAACCAAATAAATTATTTGATTCCTTTGGTTCATTAAATCCAAACATCTATCAAGGGGCAGGTTCAACTGATAAACTACAAAATAAATACTTTGGTTCAAAAAAGGGACATGCCTTTGACCAAATAGATTGGACTGAAATATTAAAAAAGTACGCTAAAAATGATGAAGATAAAAATGAGACCAAAGAGGATAAAAAGACAATTGAGGCAAAACAAGGAGCTAGAGACCCCAAATGTATACAAAAATTTACCGAGGAATTTAAGAAAAAGAAAGCTCTCTATGATTCTAAAGGTAACTTAAACGAAAAAGTCGATGATGAAATTGTTTTCAAAAGAGTCATGAATAACATACTTTCAGGTACGATAGATTTGAGTATTTTGAAAGATGGTGATGTTAAGGCCAAAGTTAAAAAGGCAAGTAGAGGTTCTACCGATTTGTTACCCATAGAATGTGAGATTGTCATACAAGGTCTTGGTGGAGTCTTTCCTGGTAATTTGTTTCATGTATCGTATATTCCAAAGAGATATAGGGAGTTGACTTTGTTTCAAGCAATGAGTGTAGACCACGCAATCACCGATGGAGTTTGGAACACAACTATAAAAGGTCAAGTTAGAATAGCAACGGATACACTATATGATGTAATTGACACAAAAGATTGGGTAGTGATGAATCCTTCAGTAGAAACAAAGGATATCCCACCTGCGGAAAACAATGGAATAATTTCACTTGAGGAAGAAAGATTGGATATTTTTGATGAAAAAACTGTTCCACCAATCGAAGCAAGTTCATTCGAAAAGGCTTTTCAAAAGGCAAGAAAGGCACTCGGAGAAAATAAGGCGTTTACATGGAGAGGTGGTCTTTACTCAACAAGGTATGTAAAGGAGGGGTATGATGGAACTGCTGGATTACAGAGTTCAGGTAATTACACGAATAATGTAAACTTTAGAAACGAGACTTAAAATGGCTGGTACGAATTTAAAAAAGAGTAAAAAGAAGCGAAAAGGAAATTCCAAGAAAAATAAACCTACATTTTTCAGTAATCCAAGTTTGCCAAACTTGAGTCAACAAGTAACTTCACAAAGACTTGAGTTTTTAAAGGGTAAAATAGGTGGAACTTCCCATACTTTAGGTGAGAATGAAAGGATTATTAAATCAGCTGGAGTAGTGGAAAATACAAGGGATTTTGTTTTTGAAGATGGAACAAAAGTGGAAGTCGGTACTCCGTATCACATCCATGTAAATGATTTTACTAAGGTTGAAACTTACATGACCAAAAATAAACACCAAGTAAATTCAAAGATTATACTTCGAATGGTTGGTGATACAACATTTGGTGAATATAAAAAAGTAAAACCCTTTAAAACCAAACAGACATATGCAAAACCATTTGTGTGGACTATCTCAAAAAAGGATATCAAAAAGGGATTTTCTTATAGATATTTTGTCCGTGAGTTATTCGGAAGAAGAAGTATGTTCGAAGTCAACGAGGTTGATGGGGAATCAAAGTTACCGATGTACGAAACATTAATAATAAAATGGTTTGTCGGTGAAAATAAAGAATTGGTAGAAAACATGAATTTAAAAGAGTTGGATATTGCAAAACAACAAGGTTTTGATTTGATAGATAGAGTTTCACCTTTAAGTGGTTACACAGGTGGATTGAATACTTTAGAGGATAGGGTGGGTAAGTTAAGGTCATCCACAGAATCACTACAACAAACACTCTCAGAAACAAACACTCAAAATATACAAAATGAGTCAGCATATTAAAAATGTTTTTAGAAGTTTTATCAACTAATTATAAGTAAATCAAGGTTATAAAAAATGAAAATAGATGTTTTAGATAAAGGTCACATTGAGTTAGTAGATACACTCGGTGATGATTTAACACCTGTTAATGCCGCCAGAGTTTCATTTGGTGGTCGTTCAGACGAATTCACAACTAAGGATAAGAGACTATCCAAATTTTTAATCAAACACAAACACTTTAGTCCATTTAGACATCAACACATCATGGTGATTGTAAAGGCACCTGAATTTGTACTAAGACAATGGTACAAGCATGTTGTTGGTATAGAAACCACATCATCAAGTGTAACTAAAGACCACGCTTGGAATGAGATTAGTGGTCGTTACATTCCTGTTCAAGAGTATTACCATCCTGATGTTTGGAGAAAACAGAGTGAGGATAACAAACAGGCAAGTGAAGGTGTGTTGGATGATTTACAACAAAAGAGAATGACTCAATTTTACAATGATTATATGCAACAAGTCGAGATGACATACGATAGGATGATTGAAGCTGGAATGGCTAAAGAACAGGCTAGAATTGTTTTACCACTTTCACAATACACATTGGTTTGGTGGACAGCATCGTTTCAAAGTGTTATGAACTTCATAGAATTACGAGATGAACCAACAGCACAATGGGAGATTCAAGAATATGCCAAGGCAATGAAAAAGATTATGTTTGAATCATTTCCTGAAACCACTAAACTATGGAGTGAGATTTATTTGAATGAGGATTAGGAGTAATACTTACGAAAAAGTTTGTCATTTAATATCAAGTAATATTCGTGACAAAGTAAAACACCAAAGTCATGTTGTTTTAGGACTTGCTACTGGTTCCACACCAATTGGTATCTATGAAAAACTCAGTAAAATGAGAAACACAAATTTCGGTGATACAATAACTTTTAATCTTGATGAATATGTTGGAATTGATAAACATCATGACCAATCTTACCAATATTTTATGAACAAACATTTGTTCAGTAATTTAAATTTCAGAACACACCATTTTCCAACCGAAGAAAATTATAATGAATATGATTTGATGATTAAAAATAGTGGTGGAATCGATATTCAAATATTAGGAATTGGAACCAATGGACATATAGCCTTTAATGAACCAGGTTCACACAAATACTCATCTACACGAATAGTTGATTTGACAGAAAACACCATAAAGGATAATAGTCGGTTTTTTGAAAACATTGAAGATGTTCCCACACAGGCATACACAATGGGAATGTCAAGTATTTTGGGTGCCGAAAAGATATATTTAGTTGCAGTAGGTAAACATAAAAAAGAAATTTTAGAAGAAGCTGTTTATGGTGATATTACCGATGATATCCCAGCTTCACTTTTACAAGAACATTCAAATTGTGAGGTATTTTATAGTGAATAAAATAGACAAAATCATGATTGTTTCACATCCTGATGATGAGGCATTATTTGGTGGTGCGGAATTACTTAGTCATCCTGATGAATATAAGGTTGTAGTCTTAGATGAATATCATAATGATATAAGACGAAGAGAGTTCTTAGATAGTATGAGATTTATTGGTATCAATGAATATGAACATTGGACTGGATATAAGGGTAAAGAGGACTATTTTAGAGAAAAGTTAATCTATGAACTATTAAGGGTATTAAGGGAAAGAGATTACAAAAAGATTGTAACACATGGTGAAAACGGAGAGTATGGTCATCCAAGACATAGAGGTTGTCATGATGTTTTAGCTCATCTTAGACCTGAATTACTTTGGTGTTTTGATAGAGGTGAGAAGTTAGATAGTGACATGATTAAAACAAAGGGTGAATTGTTAGATTGTTATAGAAGTCAACGAGAGGTTTTGGATTGGTTCAATTGGGAACACGAATCCATCAGAAAATTTAGATAGTTTGAGTATCCAAAAGGATACTTATTAAAAAACAAATAGGTTATAGTGATAATTGAAAAAGACAATCAATTAGATGATTTTTTGCTTGAAAATCAGAACAAAGATTGCTTTATAATTCCAATATTATCGGATGTGAATAGACATCCATTAGATAATTCACTCTGTGCTATTTATGTAAAAATAGTTGATGGTGAAGAGGGTTTGTTGTGCTTTAATCATGGAGAAGCATTAAAACTAAGTTTAAAAAAACTATTGACAATAAATAAGTTCGGTAGTATATTCGTTCATGATAAAAAACAACTATCTCATATATTGGAATTTGGTATTAATACACCAAGTGGTAATGTTTTGAAAGATGAAGTTATGAAAAAAGTAATAGATGTAAATTTACAACATTACATGAATAAGAATGAGCCTTTATCGATAGAGGAAATATCCACCAATACACATGATTACTTTTACAGAGTAATGTGGAAAATGAAAAATACCAATCGTATAATACCAATACTTAAACACTTAGAATTATGTAGAGAACAAGTTAAACTATTAGAGGACAATTATAAATTACCTATCCACGAAGAGTATAACAATGAAATCATAGAAAACTTAAGTTTCATAGAAAAGAGTGGATTAAGAAAAGATGATAAAATGGTGTTTAGTGAATATAATTTATACACCTCAACTGGTCGACCAAGTAACAGATTCGGTGGTATTAATTTTGCAGCTCTAAATAAAAAGGATGAATCAAGAAAACCATACACGAGTAGATTTCAAGATGGTATATTGGTGGAGTTTGACTATGATGCATATCACTTAAGATTGATTGGTCATATTTTGGATTATAAGTTCCCAAAAGGGTCGGTTCATGAACATATGAGTGAATTTTATGGTGATGTGGACTATGAAACATCCAAAAGTACCTCATTTCAGTATCTTTATGGTAGAATACCTCAAGAAGTAATTGATACGAATCCATTTTTCTTTCGTGTTAATAACTATATAAATGAAATTTGGAGTGATTTCAAACGAAGAGATTTCGTAGAAAGCAATATTTATAACAAGAGAATATACAAAAAAAATCTTTCGGCCATGAATCGTAATAAGTTGTTTAACTATATGATTCAGTTGTTGGAAACGGAAAACAATATGAAGGTTATGAGTGAATTGATTCCGTTCTTGAAGGGTAAACAAAGTAAGTTAATATTGTATAGTTACGATAGCTTTTTGTTTGACTTCAAACTAACCGATGGTTTAGATTTTTTGACAGATGTAAAAGAAATACTCGAACAAAATAGAGTGTTTCCGACTAAATCTTCAAAGGGTTTGAATTACCACGAAATGGAAGATATAACGGAGAAATTATGAATTATTGGGAAAAATTATTAGAGGGTTTTAGTTTTAAATCTAAAGGTGGAGCTCCTGATTTTACAAATCCTAACGATAGAATGTTATTGAGAATGGAACTCTTGAAAAGGGGTTGGAATAAAAATGCAGTTAATAATTTTTTATACGAAATCGACTTAGTTAGAAAAAAACAACCTGATGGTAGTTATGGTTCTGATTATCCAGTTAAACAATTTAATCCTGATAGAGGACAAAGGTTAGTAAAAAAAGATGCATCAGCTCAAGATGTTAAGAAGGCACTTGGTGTAAAGGATGATGACGATTTACAGAAAGGTAAGGATGAAAAACCTCAAAAAGATGAAAGAGGATATGATGATACACCTGAGAGTAAAGAAGAAGACAGATATTTAGAATTTGCAACTGAACGAGAAGATGGTGAGGAACTACCTGATGATATTGATTTAGGTATGGGTAAACCAGCAAGTACTGCAGGAGAAGCAACCGTAGTCAAAGGAATGAAACAGGCCGTTAAAACTTGGAGAGCTCAGTTTGGAAACGATAAACAGGCTTGGGAATCATTAAGTTATGAAGATAAAAAGAATTGGTTAAGAAATAATTTTTTATCAAAATTCAGAGCAGAAATGTTACAAAAGGCTGGTTCACAAAACGAAAAAGGAAAGTGGGAAAATAATAAAGAAACTTATCTTGAACCTGAATGGGTAGAATCATCCATTAATTCGATTGAAAGGATGATGATTAAAGACGAGAATAAAAATCCTGAAGCCATAGGTATTGAGAATGTAAAAGAAATCGGTTGGGACACAACTAATGGTAGAAAGCATGTTGGTATCAAGGGTGAAAACGATAAGGCAGCTGAAGAAGGTGCTGGTGATATGTTTATATCTACTAAAGATGGTTCTGTTGTAGCACTATCTTTGAAGAAGGATGGAAATGTAGCAATAGCAAATAAAACTTATAAACAAGAATTTCCAAAGGTTTTAGAATCTATGAGAAGTGAGATGTTAGAATCGGGTATGGATGAGGGAGAAGTCGATAAGATACTAAATGAGTTTCAAGATACAGCAGGATTACAAGTTTGGCAAAAAGGAATACAAGATGCACAGACTACACTTTCCAACGAGTTAAAAGAAAAGTCAAACACTCGAACAAATTTAATAAACACCATAGATAGGGCAAAAGATTTATACACAAGAGGTATGAATGGTGATAGACAAGCCGAACAAGATTTTAAAAAATTGACTGGTAAATCAACACTAAGGGCTGGATATAAAGATTATTTAAAACCATTTGTAGGTGATTCATCAACTTGGGAAGGTAAAACAACCGAACAGCAATTAGACGAATATCTCCAAAGTGGTAAATTAGAAACAACAGCTAAACATGCAAAAGGTATACTTAGATTTGTTGTAAATGATACACCAAAGGATGATCCTAATTATACAAGGTCAAGAGAATTATATAATAATTTCAGACAATGGGAACACAAACTATCTGATAAGATGTATGATTTTATTGGAAAGTCACCAGAAAATGAAAAGGCGTTCAAAAACTTTCTTTTGAATGGAGTTCATTTGGGTGAAGTTCTTGGATTTAAAGACTCAGGTGGTGTTGATGATTTCAAAGTCTTATTTGGTAGTAATGAAAAGGGAGAAGGTACTAACGAATTAGGTTCGATGATGGATTTAAACACATTTACCGGTTTATTTTTTGGTGATGGGGAAGAAAAAGATAAGGTATTATCATTGATTGGTCAGGCCAGAGATACAAAAGATGAGAAAGAAAGAAAAGAATTACAAGAAGAGGTAATGGAAATGGTTAGGGGAAAATTAAGTGTTGATTATGCCACAAAAACAATTGGTGTCAAGCACGAGAATGGATACTACCCACTATTTAACACAAAGGCAAGAAGTCGTGGTTTACCAACTCCACCACAATTGGAGATTTTACACACCGATTATACAGCGAAGGCATTACAACATGGTTGGAATCCTGAAAGTTGGCCGTTTCAGATTCAAAAGAATTTTTACTCTAAGTTGAAGAAGGAAGCACAAGAAGATTTAAAGGCATTAACAGCCGATGGTTCATCCTATACTCAAAAAGAGTATGATGTAATACAAAAAAGGATCGACTCTTTAGATGATAAAATAAAGAGTATGAAGAAATAATATGAAAACTCAATTACTCTGTACATTCACAATCCAAGATAGGTTGAAACCCACGATAGATTTAATCATCAGTTGTCATGATGTGCTATTCGATAAGATTTACATATTCAATAACCAAAAGGATATGTCACAGCTAATATGTACCTATAACATTCCAAACAACCAAGATAATTTTATCGAGGGGATGGACACTATAGCACTACATAGAAAAAAACAATCCAATACATTATATACAATAAATGCTTTAAACGAGGTTATTCGTGAAAAGAACAATGGTGTGTTGGACAAAACATTTCCAATAACTTGGAGTGAGTTTCAAAATTCGTTATTATTAGTAAATGAACAAGGACTAAATGTCATACCGACAAAAATTCATCGAATAATCAACACGGAGACTTGGAATAACGAAAATTTGTAGATGAATTATAGGTTTTATTATCCTGACTGGAATAGTCGAAAGGATGTCTGTGAAGATTATCCTGAAATCAAACAAATAACAAAAGAACCGATAGCTTTTTGGTATGGTGTAGGCCCCAAAAGAAACATACGAAAAACTAAAAAATCAATAAAAAGATTACTCAAAAGAGCCCATCCCTACCTACCTGTTATAGTAATTTATTCAATCCCAAATAGAGATTTAGGACATCATTCAAAGGGTGGTGCAGATACTACTGATGAATATTTAGAATTCATTCAAGAATTTTGTGATGCTATAGGTGATAGAAGTCCAATAGTAATATATGAGCCTGATTGTATTCCACATATGGAACAAATGGGTGTGGTGGATGGAATGGATAGAATGAGTTTGATTAAGGCTTCAATTGAATTATTAAGTAGAACTAATGCTTTAGTCTACATTGATATCGGTCATCCCACTTGGTTATCAGTACCAAAGGCCGTTAGTTATCTAACTCTATGTGATGTACACAAGGTAAAGGGTTTTGCGTTAAACACGAGTAATTATTATGCAACAACCACTTGTTATGATTATGGTAAAAAGATTTCAAAAAGACTTGATAACACACACTTTGTTATCGACACATCAAGAAATGGTAATGGGGCAAACTCAGAACATTTCAATCCATTTGGTCGTTCAATCGGAGAATATCCCACCACAAAAACCTGCGATGAAATCGTAGATGCATATCTTTGGGTAAAGGTACCTGGTGAAAGTGATGGTAGGGTCAACGGAGGCCCTAAGGCTGGAAGATTCTCACACCAATTAGCCCTCGACCTAATCCACAATAAAAAGTAAAAAAAATAAAAAAAACACTTGACTTTCTCATTTATCCTTTGTATATTATAGTATCAAATAAAGGAAATAAACAATGAGTTCAATATACAAAACACCAAAAGCACTTAAATCATATAAAGCCTTGAAAGAAGGTTTGAAGATATATGGTGAATCATTCGGATTGGAATCAGAATTCTTCGCAGCTCTTACTTTCTCAGAAGAGAAGGGTGTGTATGAGTATTGTGAATGTTGTGGTGGTGAATCACTAGCTAAAGATATAGCTGAAATAATCAAAAAAAAGTAAAAAAAACACTTGACTTTATCAAAAATCCTCTGTATATTCTATAGTAACAAAAAAGGAAAACATTATGACTAAAACACACGAATTTGTATTGGGAAAAATTGACTCTTCAACCGACTTTGAAGGACACATTGTAGATGTGGAATATGTAATATCTAGCGTAAGTGATGATATAAAGGTTGTGGATATGTGGAGATATTGGGATAGTGAAAATCATAATCATTCATCACCTGATATGCATGAGGAGATGAGACTAGCTTGGTTACACAAAGATTTTAAGAAAAGAATGTATGAAACACTTAGAGAAATAGAAGGAATAGCATAATGAATTGGAAAACAATGAAATCATTTAGGTTTTTACTTAGAAATAAATTGAATGGTAAAACATTCAGTTATACCGACCACTTAAGTATCGCTGATAAAACCAAAGAGTGGTACATCACTTGGATAATGAAAAAACACTTCGATAGTGAGAATTTGGAAGTGGTTAGGGTATCTAAAGATGTTAGTGGACTTGGTAGGAGATTCAAACAAGTATACTCTGAATCCAAAGGTTGGGTTGAGGGAGATTTAACAAAGGTTAATCCATACATTTAATGTACCCACACTATTATAAAAAACCAAAACCTGAAACCATCAAAAAGTGGATTGGTATAAATAAAGATAAATTTTCAGTTGAAATATTCGAATTGGAAAGAATCATCAATAGTGGAACTGCCGATGACTTTACAAAATCAATGTATGAAGCCGTAACAGGTGGTAGGAAAATAACACCAAAGATGCACCATCACATTAAAAAGATTATACAAGATAACTCAGTTAGTGGTGTGGAAAAGAAAAAACTATGGTTGGATAGAAACTTACCCAAGTTGGATAAATTAGAAGAGATGATAAGGTTTTGTGAAGGTGGTAGGATTGATGTTGGTTTTGGTTATAAATTAAATGTTATGTTATCAATGAAAGAATCAGCCAAGAAGTGGGGTGGTTTGACTAAGAAACAATTAGTCTATATGAACAAACTTCACGAACACTATAAACCTTGGTATGATAAAAAAATTAAAAAAAATGAAAAAAACACTTGACTTTATCAAATATTCTTTGTATATTATGGTATGATAAAAGGGGATAATATGAAGAACTTAGTAATAAACGCGTTTGGTGATTTAGTTGAGAGAACTGACTATGGTAATCACAAGAATCAGTTAAATTTATTTGACAACTTGAATGAGGTTGTTGAGGAAAATATCACAGCAGATGATATCTTAGATTTTTTATTCAATAGAAAAAAAGGAAAAACAAAATGAGAAAAATACACAAGTTCAAAAATTCAAAACCTGTCTTCGTAATCGAAAAAGGAATTAAATACCAAGTTATGGACTTGGGTGGTCACAAGATGAAAGTAAGGGTTAAGAGTGACGAAGAGAAGATGAGAGATAATGAATTATTTAGTAATTACAAAAAAAAGTAAAAAAAGTACTTGACTTTGTCAAATATTCTTCGTATATTCTTATATGATTAAAGAGATAAAAAAAGGAAATAAAATGAAACAAGATTTTGGAAAAAACATCGAAAGATTAATTGAGAACATTAAAGTTGATTACGCTAAATTTATGACTTCTCCTGACATGGTTGAGAGATTCAACGAAGGAGTTAAGGTATCTTTTGGTAGGAAATACACTAAAGTTATGAATGGTTCTTCTGTTTGGGGTTTCATCGCTAATGGTGATGGAGTTTTAAAAGGAATACCTTACAAGAAAGGTGATGTATTTAAAGCAGCTTCTTGGAGAGGACCCGCCAAACATCAGAGAGGTTCTATTTTCGATAGTGGAACTAATTGGTTCGCATGGACAGGACCGAGGTACTTATAATGAGTATCATAAGAAATCCTGAACCAAGAAAAAGGGAAATAGACCTTAATGGAACTCAAGGAAACGCATATTTTCTCATGGGGACAGCACAAAGACTTGGAAAACAACTTGATTTGGATGTCGATAGTATTATTGAAGATATGAAATCAAGTGATTATGAACATCTTATTAAGGTATTTGATAAACACTTTGGTATGATTATAGATTTAGTTTATAGAGGAGAATAGAATGACTAAAAAAGAAATATTAGATTACTTAGAAAGTATTGATTCAGAATTAACAGACGCTTACAATACAGCACATGAAGACCCAATCAATAGTGATTCTATTTACTACATAGATTCAGCAAAAGATTTGATGGGTGAATTAATCCATAGGATTGAAAAGAATGTTACAATCTCTGATAAAGAAAAACATGATTTTAACGAAGCAATGAACGGAGAATTTAAAGCATAAAAAATGTGTTTTGAGAAATCAAGACAATATATATATACGAGTCGACTAAGATGTTAAGTCATCACTGCAAGATCTTCGAGACTACTGGAATCGACTCGTAAGTTTTTTGAAAAATTGAAAATGGAAAGTAGAGAGATTAATTAACTCTCTATGGGATTGACCGAAAAATGAGTGACTTTGAAGCTCATAAGGTAATCTGCTCTTAGACCCGTGGTGGGTTGGTATTCGGGTGAATGTTCAAAATACCGTGTGACAACACTAAGAGAATGTACTTTCAGATAAATATAAGAACAGCGATTCTTAGACCTTGTTATGGGTAAGGGTAAAACCGAAATCCCATCTTGTGACCGAATAAACTAAACTCAGAGAGTTAAGGTAATGGCACAGAGGTTGTACTCACTTTGACGATGACTAACCATCATTGAGGAGAACCAAAGTAGCTTTTGGGTGTTAGGTACAAGGTAGAAAAAATCTGAGTCTGAAAGTTGTAGGTATTCGCAAACCCTACATCCCCAAATTTTCATTTTTGGAAAGTATCTTTACAGAATTAAAAGATGAGAAGGGTGTGTCTGTATTCCCTAACTTTCCAATTTATTTAAGGTGGTGAGGTCTTTTTACATATACCGATAATTTTTATTATTTAAAACTCATCACCTTTTTTTTAGCTAAAAATATTTGATTTTTTTATCAAAGGGTTATATTTATATTTGTCAAAGGTCATACCAATGACAATTAATAATTAACAAATTAAACATAAAACATAAGGAGAATATCGAATGGATATTAACGCAGTACGCAAGAGATTAGCTCAGTTACAAACGACTAATACTCGTACCACAAATCTGTGGAAACCTCAACCGGGTAAAACCCAAATCAGAATAGTACCTTACAAACTACAAAAAGACACTCCGTTTATTGAGCTGTTTTTTCATTATGACTTAGGTGGAAAGTCTTATCTTTCACCAACTTCATTTGGAAGACCTGACCCAATCGAAGAGTTTGCTGACAAGTTAAAGTCAAGTGGTAATCGTGAGGATTGGAGACTTGGTAAGAAGTTAGAAGCAAAACTCAGAACATTCGCACCAGTAGTGGTTCGTGGAGAAGAAGCACAAGGTGTTAAGTTTTGGGGTTTTGGTAAAACTGTTTATCAAGAATTACTATCAATCATAGCGGATCCTGATTATGGTGATATCGCTGACCCATTGAATGGTCGTGATGTTGGAGTTGAGTTCCTAACTGCAGAAGAGACTGGGGCATCATTCCCAAAAACTAACATCCGTGTTAAACCAAATCAAACACCTATCACAGAGGATAAGGCACAACTTGAGAATATCTTGGACAACCAAAAAGATATCACCGAAGTTTATCAAGAGTTATCTTACGATGAACTAAGTGAAGCTCTTAATACTTGGTTGACTCCTGAGAACGAAGAAGGTACAGAAGAATCCAATAAGGAAGAATCAGTACCAGCATCAACTTTAAAAACAGCAGTTAGTACAACTGAAAATGTAAGTGATGCCTTCGATGACCTTTTTAATTCTTAATAGATAGGAGACCTCAATGGCCTTAGCAGTCAAAGACGAGCTAGCACAGGCTCTTGCTGAAAATCTTAATAAGAACTTCAAGAACAATCGTGTAGCTTACTTTTTAGATGGAAGTGATTCCACTCCTACAGACATCAAGGAGTTTATATCAACTGGTTCATCTATCTTAGACTTAGCTATTTCCAATAGACCAAATGGTGGAATCGCCGTTGGTCGTATAACCGAAATCAACGGATTGGAAAGTAGTGGTAAGTCTTTGATAGGAACTCACATATTAGCAGAAACTCAGAAGAAAGGTGGACTTGCAGTCTACATTGATACTGAGACTTCAGTTAGTCGTGAGTGGTTAGAAACAATTGGTATCGATGTACAAAACCTACTTTATCTTCATGTTGAAACCGTAGAGGATATTTTTGAGTGTATTGAAAATATAATCACAAAGGTTCGTGAAAGTGATAGAGATAGGTTAGTGACTATCTTGGTTGATAGTTTAGCAGCAGTTTCAACAAAAGTTGAGATGGAAGCTGACTATGACAAAGATGGATGGGCAACTTCTAAAGCCATTGTTATCTCAAAGGCTATGAGAAAGATTACCCAAATGGTAGGTAGAGAAAGAGTAGCTTTGGTATTTACAAACCAACTCAGACAAAAACTCGGAGTTATGTTTGGAGACCCGTGGACTACAAGTGGTGGTAAAGCATTACCATTTCACGCTTCTACTCGTATTCGATTAAAGAATATGGGACAGATTAAGGACACGAAGAAAAATACTTTAGGTATGAAAGCTCGAGCACAAATAATCAAGAACAGATTAGGGCCACCTCTAAGACACGCTGACTTTAACCTTTATTTCGATAGTGGTATTGATGATAAGGGAAGTTGGTTACAAGTTATGAAAGACCACAAGTTGGTTAAAGTAGCTGGAGCGTGGTACACAATACAGTTTGAAGATGAGGACATTAAGTTCCAATCTAAAGACTTCAAAAAAGTATTGGATGAAAGACCTGAACTCGAAGAATACCTATACGGAAAAATATGTGAAGCATCTATCTTAAAATATCAAACCGAAGAGTTGGGTATTGATGATGTGGAATATACAGACGAAGTGGTTGGCGATGAGTAAAGGTCGATACATATCGATACTAAATGAAATAAAGAAAAGCGGCGGTGATTCTTACTCCAATAATCCCAATGAGAAAGTACTGATAATAGATGGCTTAAATACTTTCATAAGAGTATTTAGTGTTATACCAACTACCAATGATGATGGTATTCATGTTGGTGGAATAGTTGGTTTTCTTAAATCGGTTGGTTACGCAATTAAGATGTTAGCTCCTACTCGCACTATCATAGTTTTTGATGGTAAGGGTGGGAGTAACCGCCGCCGTAAACTTTATCCTGAGTATAAGGCAAAGCGAACAACCAAAATCAGACTCAATCGTGTAAATGAGTTCGAAAACATAGATGATGAACGGCATTCTATGTTGATGCAACTATCGCGATGTGCTGAATATTTGGAAAAACTGCCCGTAAATATTATATCAGTTGACAATGTCGAGGCAGATGATGTGATGGCTTATATCGCAAAACAGTTACTACCCAAGAGTAAAACAACAATCATGAGTACCGACAAGGACTTTTTACAATTGGTTAGTGACAGAATTTCGGTTTGGTCGCCGACAAAAAAGAAACTCTACAATCCTGAAAAAGTATTAGAAGAATACAAGGTTACATCTAAAAACTTATTGTTGAGTAGAATTTTTGAAGGTGACCAATCTGATAATATTAAGGGTGTTATGGGAATTGGAATTAAAACACTCTTAAAAAACTTTCCACAATTTGGTGATGATGTCAAGATAACTCGTGATGAAATCATAAAAGAAGCTAAAAAACATAAAGGTAGTAGATTTTATGATTTAATTTTAGATAGTATCGATACAATACATTTAAATCATAGATTGATGCAACTTCAAGATGTTGATATTAGTGGAAATGCTAAATTAAAAGTTAATAACATAGTAAACGGAAAGATACCTGAATTATCAAAACCTAACTTTCAGAAGATGTTTATTGAAGACCGAATGTTTGGAGCACTTCCAAATATGGATAGTTGGATAATGCAGACTTGGACAAAGTTAAATAGATTTGCGAAGATAAACAATGGGACGAAAGCGTAAATATCAAACAGAAGAAGAAAAACGAGATGCTCAAAGAAAATGGCAGATGGAACATTATCAACGCAACAAAGATAAGATTTTGAAGAAGGCCCGTGATACTTACAAGAAGAAGAAACGAGAAAAGATTAGACAAAATAGAGGCAAGAGTATCTATGGTGACCAATAATGAGTGAACAAAACACTTTACTTAAATTCGGACACAAATTCCAAACTAAAATCATTTCATCTTTATTAGGTGAGAAGGTTTTTCTACAGACCATTTGTGATATATTAGAACCTGAATATTTTGATGCTGATTCCAATAAATGGATAGCACAAACTATACGAGAATATTTCTTTGAGTACAAGACTTCACCAACACTTGAGGTAATGAAGGTCAAGATAGATGAGATAGAAAATGATATACTCAAAGTTGCTGTAGTAGATGGATTAAAAGAAAGTTGGAGATTGATTCAAAGTACAGACTTGAAATTCGTACAAGAACAAACATTAGAGTTTTGTAGGAATCAAGTTATTAAGGCTGCCATATTAGAGAGTGTGGATTTATTAGAAGTTGGTCAGTATGATGAAATAAAAAAGATGGTTGATGAGGCCATGAAGGCTGGTAGTGAACGAGATTTAGGACATGATTACATTGATGGTATTGAAGAAAGACTTACAAAATCCTCAAGGGAAACCGTCAAAACAGGTTGGGATCCGATTGATGAACTGATGGATGGTGGATTAGGTGGTGGAGAACTCGGTGTTGTTGTAGCTCCAGCAGGTATTGGTAAGACTTGGTGTTTACAGAGTATGGGAGCATCAGCCGTAAAACGAGGTTTGAATGTTGTTCATTATACATTAGAGTTAAACCAAAACTATGTTGGATTACGATACGATACTATTGTTAGTGGAGTACCGACAGCAAATATTAAGTTTTATCAAGAAGATGTGAAGAAAAAGATAGATGCTCTTAAAGGTACACTACTTATTAAATATTTCCCAACTAAAAGTGCTACGGTTCAAACTCTCGCCGCTCATCTGAGTCAGATAGAAATACAAGGTACAAAACCTGATTTGGTATTGGTGGATTACGCTGATATCTTAAAGGGTATGGGTACTGAGAAACGGCATGTATTGGAAAATATTTATGAGGATTTAAGAGGATTAGCTGGTGAAATAGAATGTCCAATATGGACAGCCTCACAGGCTAATCGTAGTTCATTGGAAGAGGAAGTGATTGATGCTACAAAGGTTGCTGAAGCTTATTCAAAGGTAATGATAGCAGATTTTGTGGTATCGGTTAGTAGAAAAGTAGAAGACAAGATAGCCAATACAGGTAGATTTCATGTAATTAAAAATAGGTTCGGGCCAGATGGAGTTACTTATCCATCTCAAATAAATACCAATATTGGTAAAATTGAAGTGTTTGAATCTACTTCAAGTGGTGGTGTAGATGCTCAAGGTAAAATGGATAACTCACAAGAGTTTATGAGAAAAACACTAGCAGAAAAGAAAAAAATATTTGAAAAAGACTTAGATGGCTTCGAATAGAATGGAATATATATTATATTTAATTATGGTCGGGTTATACGGCGTTATAGAAAATAATTTTAAGTAAGAGGAGTAAAATGGAAAAATTTCAGTTATCGGATAATTTTATAAATAAATACAAGCGGAGAAAAGCTCCTTTTGGTTTTAATGGATTAGGTGAATTGGTTTACATGAGAACCTATTCAAGAATAAAAGACAATGGAAAGAATGAAAGATGGTGGGAAACCGTACAACGAGTTGTTGAGGGAACCTACACTATGCAAAAGAATTGGATTGAATCACACCAATTAGGGTGGAATGCGTGGCAAGCTCAAAAGAGTGCTCAAGATATGTATGAGCGTATTTTTACGATGAAGTTTTTGCCTCCTGGACGCGGTCTGTGGGCCATGGGAACACCAGTCACAGAAGAAAAAGGTTTATACGCCGCCCTAAACAATTGTGCATTTGTATCAACGAAGACACTAAAAGAAGACTATGCTAAACCATTTTGTTTCCTTATGGATGCAAGTATGTTGGGTGTAGGAGTTGGATTTGATACAAAAGGTGCTGGAGAAATAGTAGTAAAGGGAGTGGAGAAAGATAGAGATTCACAAACCTTTCAAATACCTGACACGAGAGAAGGTTGGGTAGAATCTGTTAAACTACTTTTGGAAAGTTACTTTCATGGTCAAGCACCATTAGAGTTTGATTACTCTATAGTAAGACCAGCTGGAGTACCAATCAAAGGTTTTGGTGGTGTTTCGAGTGGTCCTGAACCACTACAAGAGGTTCACGAAAGTATCACCTCTGTTCTCGAAAAGAATAGTGGGGAACCAATTACAATTACTACAATTGTTGATATTATGAATCTTATAGGAAAGTGTGTAGTTGCAGGTAATGTAAGAAGAACGGCTGAGATTGTATTTGGTGATCCTGATAATGAAGAATATTTAGATTTAAAAAATTATAAAGTTAATCCACATAGAGACCAATATGGTTGGACTTCAAATAACTCAATATTTGCTGAGTTAGGAATGGATTATACAGAGGCATCAAAGAGAATTGTAGACAACGGAGAACCAGGATTTGCATGGTTAGAAAATATGAGAAAGTATTCTCGTATGAAAAATGGTGGAGATAACAAAGACCATAGAGCTATGGGTGGTAATCCTTGTTTGGAACAAACATTAGAATCATATGAGTTATGTTGTTTGGTAGAAACTTTTCCTGACAATCATGATGATTTAGAAGATTACAAAAGAACACTCAAATATGCTTATCTTTATGCAAAATCAGTTACATTAGGTAAGACTCATTGGAGTGATACAAACCGAGTAATGTTGAGAAACAGAAGAATCGGATGTAGTGTAAGTGGAGTAGCACAATTCATAACCAATCGTGGAATTGACACATTGAAGAATTGGTTAGAAGAGGGATATGATACAATACAAGAATGGGACAAAATGTACTCTGATTGGTTCGCCATTCCAAAGTCAATCAAGACCACAAGTGTTAAACCAAGTGGAACGGTTTCACTATTAGCAGGTGCTACACCAGGATTACATTATCCTGAATCAAGATTTTACACAAGAAGAATTAGGGTTTCGAAACATTCGGAACTATTAGAACCTATGAAAAAGGCTGGATATAAAGTAGAACCTGCATTTGGTTCAGAAGATACCACTATGGTTGTTGAAGTTCCAGTAGATGTCGGAGAAGGAATAAGAACTGTCGGAGAACTCTCAATATGGGAACAATTCTCTTTAGCAGCTTTTATGCAACGACATTGGGCAGACAATCAAGTAAGTTGTACGGTTACATTCAATCCTGAAAAAGAAGGTAAGGAGATACCACAAGTATTAAATTACTTTCAATACCATTTAAAGGGTATAAGTTTATTACCTCGACATGACCTTGGAGCATATCCACAAATGCCCTATGAGTCTATTGATGAGAAATCATATAATAAACGAGTTAAAAAACTTGGTAAACTTACCTTTGGTGTTATCAGTAATGAGGAAGCCAACATTGAAAAATTCTGTGATGGAGACTTCTGTGATGTAGAAGAATTTCCTGATGTTGATGACCAAGATACCACGAATGGATAACAAGATTTCACATACAAAAAAGCGGACAGGCAGACGACACACCTGTAGAAAAATGTGTCAACTAATAACCAAACAAGGAGACGATTTATGAATAATCGCCTAATTACTTCTCTGTTTGCATTTATGATGCCGATTTTCCTTTTGGGTCAATCAGTTGTCGGTAATGTAAGTGGGGAAGGTCAACCACTTGTCGGAGCTAATGTCGTAATTGAAAGCACGGACTTAGGTGGGGTAACGGATAATAACGGAAACTTCCTTATTGATGTCCCTGCTGGAGATGTAGACATTACAGCTTCGTTTATCGGTTACAAATCTCAAACTTTATCAGTTAAAGTTGGGGAAGAAGTAGCAAGTATTAATTTCGTTCTCGAACTTAATTCCTTGAAACTCTCTGATGTTGAAGTTTTAGCATCGAGAGCCGATAAAAGTACACCTGTAGCTTACACTAATGTTAGTAAGGAAGAAATGGAAATCAGACTTGGTTCACAAGACATTCCAATGATTCTAAACACAACACCAAGTGTATACGCTACTCAACAAGGTGGAGGTGCGGGTGATGCCCGTATTAATGTAAGAGGTTTCAATCAACGAAATGTTGCAGTAATGATAAACGGTGTTCCCCAAAATGATATGGAGAACGGATGGGTTTATTGGTCTAATTGGGATGGAGTGGGTGACGCTACATCTTCAATTCAGATGCAAAGAGGTCTATCAGCTGTTAATCTAGCAACACCATCAATTGGTGGAACCATGAACATAATCACAGACCCTTCAGCAATGGAGAAAGGTGGTAAGTTCAAACAAGAAGTTGGTGAAGCTGGTTTCCTAAAAACAACTCTAAACTACAATACAGGCCTCATTAAAGATAAGCTAGCCTTGAGTGGAACCATCGTTAGAAAGACTGGTGATGGTCTTATCAATGGCACTTGGACAGACGCATGGGCATATTATGTCGGTGGTTCTTACGCCGTTAATAAGGATAATCGTTTTGAGTTATATGCAATAGGAGCACCACAGCGACACGGACAGAATCTATACAAACAGAATATCGCAACTTATTCACAAAAACTAGCTACAGATATTGGATGGGAAGATCCAGTATTGAATGAAGCTGGTGATGTTACGGCCAATGGTGTGGGTTACGACCCATCAGCTTTTGCTGTAGATGGAAAGTTCGAAACTGAAGCTGGTAGATTCTTCAACCAAAATGTTGCCGATGTTAGTTCAGACTACAAAGGACAGCAGTATTGGTATATGTACGGAGACCGTACAACTGATAGGTACAATCCTAACTTCCTAAATGAAAGAGAAAACTTCTTTCATAAACCATTAGTAAATCTAAACCATTTCTTAACTATCAATGATAAGACAAAACTAAGTTCTGTTTTATATTGGAGTGGTGGTTCAGGTGGTGGTACAGGAACTTATGGTAGTGTATCTCGTAAACCAGCAGTTGCTTTAGATTCACAAGGTGAGAGTAACGCATGGTACGGAAGTTCACCTTGGATGTGGGATTGGAACGCTGAGATAGCTCAGAATTCTGATAACATAGATAGTGATTGGAGTGATACCGAAAATCGTTCAACTGGTATTCTTCGTAATTCAATTAATAGACAAGATACTTATGGTTTGATTTCAAAGTTAAACTATGATGTATCAGATGAACTTGAAGTTCAAGTTGGTATTGATTGGAGAACGGCGGGTATAGAACACGCTCGTGAGGTTCGTGATTTATTAGGTGGAGACTACTATGTAGACTTTGCTGATGATAACGCACCTGATGGTAAGAAAGTTGGGTTAGGTGATATTATCGCTTATCACAACGAAACTACAGTTGATTGGATTGGTGGATTTCTACAAGGTAACTACACAACAGAAAAACTCAACCTCTATGGTATGGGTGGATTATCCTCTATTGGATACTCTTACAACGACCATTTTGCTGTTGATTTTGAAACAGTTACTTCAGACCCAATCACAACATTTCAAGTTAAAGGTGGAGCATCTTACAACTTAGACGATAGACTTTCAGCCTTCGTCAATAGTGGTTATGTTCAAAAACCACCAATTCTTGATAATGTAATCGATTACGATGGTAATGTATCAACGGATCCTGATAACGAAAAATTCACCTCTTTTGAAGTTGGTGGAGAGTATCGTAGTGAGTTAGTTGCTATTAAAGGTAGTTACTATAACACTAAATGGAACGATAGAAACCTTACCAAGTCAGTTGAAACTGGAGCAGGTGATTCTGGTGATACCGACATCATTTATTTAACTGGTGTAAATCAAGCTCATAGTGGAGTAGAAGTAGAAACGAAAGTTGCTCTTCACGAAATGGTAGAGTTAGATTTCGTAGTTAGTATTGGTGATTGGTATTTCGATGGAGACGCTGTCGGTGACTATACAAGTATGGAATACAATGATGATAACCAAATCATTGGACAAACATCTACTGAGTATGAATACGCACTCAACAATCTAAAAGTTGGTGATATGCCACAAACATCTTATGTTGGTGGATTAACATTAAAACCAGTCAAAGGATTGAGAGTACAAGGACTTTACAGATGGTATGATAATCATTATGCCGATTGGAGTCCTGATTCTCGTGAAGTTGAAGGTGACGCTGATAGAGCACAAGTATGGAAAACTCCATCTTATGGTAAGTTAGACTTACATTTGTCTTACAAATTACCTGAGATTGCAGGACTTGACATGACTCTTAATGGTCATCTATTTAACGCACTTGACGATGTATATGTACAAGACGCAACAGATAACTCTAAGTATAATGGGTATGGTGATAAACTTCACCTAGCACATAACGCCGAAGTATTTCTTGGAACACCAAGAAGTTTTAACTTAGGACTTAGTGTTAATTTCTAAAATGATAAACTTAGGGGGGATTGAAATATATCCCCCTTTTATCAAAGGATATAAAAATGCATAAGTTAGATTATTTATGGTTGGATGGCTGTACTCCAACACAAATAAGGTATAAGACAAAGGTTGTAAAGGAACCATTAAAAGTACCCGAGTGGGGATTCGACCCAATATGGGGATTTGATGGTAGTTCTACTGAACAAGCAGATGGTAAGAGCTCGGATTGTGTTTTAAAACCAGTAAGAGTTTATCCCAATCCATTAGAAAAAAATTCTTCAATAGTATTGTGTGAAGTATACAATGTTGATGATACACCACATAAATCGAATACAAGACATTTATTAGAAGAAACTATACCTGATGGTATTGATGAATGGGTAGGATTTGAACAAGAGTATACATTATTCAAAGGTGGTAGACCTTATGGTTGGCCTTCAACTGGAACTCCACCACCACAAGGAGATTACTATTGTGGTAGAAACATTGGTGAAAGTATTTCAAGAGAACACATGAATGCTTGTATTGATGCTGGTATTAGTATCTGCGGTACTAACGCTGAAGTAATGTTAGGTCAATGGGAATATCAGATTGGTGCAGGTGGTTCAATACACATGAGTGATGACCTTTGGGTAGCTCGTTGGTTATTAGAAAGAATTTGTGAAAAACACGAGGTTGTTGTTTCATTACATCCAAAACCAGTCGAAGGTGATTGGAATGGTGCAGGATGTCATACCAATTTCTCTACAAAGGAGATGAGAGAAGAAGGTGGTTATGATGATATAATAAACGCCTGTGAAAAGTTATCAAAAAATCCACAAGAACATATTGACGCCTATGGTCAAGATAATGATAAAAGATTGACTGGTCTACATGAAACCTGTAGTATTACAGAGTTTAGATATGGAGTTTCAGATAGGGGAGCTTCTATTAGAATACCATGGCAAGTAGAACGAGATAAAAAAGGTTATTTGGAAGACAGAAGACCCTCATCAAATTGTGATCCTTATGTCGTTTCACAAAAATTAATCAAAACAATCTGCAGTTAATACTTGACTTTTAGGTTTTTTGTTCGTAAATTCTAATACGAAAATAAAGGAGAAGTGCTTAATTGTACCAAAATATTTACTACGATAGTTCAAAAAGAAAAGTTCACATATGGGATGACAAGAATGGTCATGTTATGGTTCCATTCAAAAAATACGCATATGTAAAAGATAGTTATGGAACTCATGTTTCCTTGTATGGAGATAAACTCAAAAAGATTTACAGATGGGATAAGGAAGTTGAGGGTTTATTCGAGAGTGATATAAATCCTGAAACACGAACTCTTATCGATATG